CAGGGGGTGAGACGGATGCCGCTGAATGAGTACGGTGAAAAGCTGGATTCCAACGGTTATGCGCCCAGCATCCTGCATGATAAGCCGGTCTGCCTGATCTGCGGGCGGTATGGTACAGCACGGCATGAGGTGTACTTCGGGAGTGCCTACCGGGCAAAGAGCAAGCGTCTGGGCCTGTGGGTGACGCTTTGCCCGTGGTGCCATCAGAACGGCCCGACCGCCATCCACAACAACCGTGATGCTGATCTCCGGCTGAAGCGCTGGGCGCAGAAAAAGGCTATGGAACACTAC